AGCACAAAGGGGCGGTGCCGATAGCTGTCCCTGCCCGATGCTCTCCCAAGCCCTACCCTTGTAATAGTGAAGATCGGCACGCGATGGGCCACGCGACGGGGCAGGGTAAGGGGCATGCTCTTTGCATAGGCTGCACCCCTTGACGCTGGTGGCCTTGCATCGAGGCATGCTGCATGGTGGGCGGGGAACTGTAGGCATACCAGGGAGTCTAAGGGTTTACCCTACATGCCCAGGCCAATTCGACACCTAGAATTTTCTGCGGGCGATCCTGCCCCATTGGAGTGACTATGCGAGTCTTAATTGCATGCGAGTATTCGGGAACCGTAAGGGATGCATTCTCAGCCCTAGGGCATGAAGCTATATCCTGCGACCTATTGCCAAGTGAAAAGCCGGGTCAGCACTATCGGGGGGATGTTAGGGACATCTTAGGCCTAGGCTTTGACCTAATGATCGCCCATCCCCCTTGCACTCACTTAGCCGTTAGTGGGGCGCGATGGTTCAAAGACAAACAAGAGGATCAAAGACTAGCCCTAGACTTTGTTCGTCTTCTGATGGATGCGCCTATCCCTAGGATTGCAATCGAAAACCCGGTCAGCATTATCAGTAGTCGCATCAGGAAACCTGATCAGATCATTCAGCCCTATCACTATGGCCATGAGGCGACGAAGACCACATGCCTATGGCTGAAGGGTCTACCGCTCTTGAAGCCTACACACACGGTAGACAAGGGGCCTAGGCATGTGACCAAGAGCGGGAAGAGCCTGCCTAGCTGGTACAACCTTCCCCCCAGTGCTGACCGATGGAAGATCAGATCCGCCACCTTTCCCGGCATCGCTCAGGCTATGGCTACACAATGGGGCCGTTACCAGGGCGACTAAGGGTTTACCCTAGGTCTACGGGCTAACGCTGGCACCTACACTAGCGGGGCGGGGTCTTCCCGCTATTTCAATGGATGACTAACATGCTGTTCGCTCTCGCTCTTCTGACCGTGTGCCTATTCTTCGCGGCTCTGTTCGGTTTTTTTGCACTCGCTGCACTCCATGCTGGATTCGTCGTCATGGCAATTGGAACATCCGCCATTGCACTGTTGCTGGTGGTTGGCATCGTCATGACCGCGTGGACAGCCATCCGTGAGGGGGTCTGACATGATCCGCAAAAACGACACAATCCGCATCAAGCCAGAATGGCAAGATGAGGGGGATGATGAGATTCATTGGCTCGCCATTGAAGATGAGGATGGAGGACGGGTGAAGGCTATCGCCACAAACCTAGGCTTGAGCTTTCCCCCCGTGTCCGTTTTCCATGTTTACATGCTGGAGGGGTTCTGAAATGCGAGCCCGCGACATCGTTTTTGCGTGTGCTTTCGGAATCGCTCTCGGGGTCCTAATCGGTCTCGGGATTTGATCAATCATTCCTAACTTTCATTGGATTCTAATCATGCGTAACCCGTACAAACAAATTCTGCGCGCCCTGTCCCTGCCATATCGCCCTATCCTTGGTGAGTCTTCAGCCAAGACAATCAAGGGTGAAGAGATAGGCTTTTTGACCGGGATTGTCTATCTCACCCCAGACGATGAACTTTGCCCATTGGCTAGACTCGCTGGCTGTCTCGTTCCCTGTCTCAAATCTGCAGGCCGTGGGGCATTCAATTCAGTGCAAAAAGCCAGAGCGGCAAAGACTCGATTCTTTAAAGAGAATCGGCAGGCTTTCATGCTGTCACTCTGCGCCGATATTTGGGCACTGGTACGCAAAGCGAAAAGACTCGGATTGATTCCCTTGATCCGCCCGAATGGCACAAGCGATATCCCATTCGAAAACATCATTGCATGGGACGATAAAACAATTTTTCAATTGTTCTATTCGACTCAATTTTACGATTACACGAAACACCCGGCCCGTAATCTGGAAGGGAAAACAGCCGGGAATTATGACCTTACCTATTCGTTTTCTGCGCTCACCCCTAAGCCTATTTCAATAAAGGGGCTGACCAATCGGCACAATCGGCGCACTGCGGTAGTCTTCCAGCGCAAAGAGGATATTCCGTCATCATTCCGGGGATGGCCCGTAGTCAATGGAGACGATACAGACGTTCGCCACATAGAGCCGGATGGGGTTGTTGTTGCGCTCTACGCCAAGGGGAAAGCCAAGCACGATGCAACCGGGTTTGTTCAGATCAAGGGAAGGGACTACTAACATGGATCAAGCTACCCTCATTCAAGAATTGAAGGATGCCTTATTGTGGGCACTGCTTCAAATTGAAGATGACCTAGACCCGGACCATCAGGCTGCATTGTCGCAAGCACGTTCACTAGTGGAGGATTGAACTATGAAAACCACGAATGTAAACCTTGGCGCAGTCGGCGTCATCACATCAGATAACGATGGCAGACTGTATGAAGTCGACACTATCTGGACCGATGGTGAGCTTACAGTGATAGCATTGGAAGATGACGAAGATGTTAGGCACGTCTACCCCTCATCGTTTTGGGTCTTAGTAGACTCCCCGTTCTAGTCTTTCCCTTGCACAAACGCCCGGAGCATCCCTCCGGGTTTTTTTGCAAGTGAAAACGAAGTGAGTACTCACATTGTCAAGCCCGGATCAAGCCCGCCCGCTATCGGTCAACCCGGCCCGCATGGTCAATCAAGCCCGCGGAAAGCCCGCCCAATCAAGCCCGCCCGCATGGTCAATCAGGCCCGCCAGCGTGACCCCTTCAAGCCCGCAAGCCCGCCCACTATCGGCACCAGTCAGCCCGCCGGGTCAACCCTTGAAGCCCGCCCGCATGGTCAACCCGGCACCAGCAGCCCGCCAGCCCCTATGCGACCGTCTAAGCCCGCCCGGATTGAGCCGCCAACCGATACCCTCAAGCCCGCTATCCTACCCATTGCACACAATGCCCATGAAGCCCGTTTCTGGCCCGCCTGAGCGACGATTCGGGTTTTTTGATAGGGGGATAGCCAAAATCGACCCCGTGCGATCATAGGCGATTCTGGTGCGTTTTCGGGTTGATTTTCCGGGTTGACCGGTTCAAATGAGAGCGATTCTCATTCAGGATCGAATTCACGTACCCAGCAAAGTTGGTTTTGATTTATATCGCTGCAGTTGGCAGTGCTTTACGCACCCCCCCTAATCATTTCGGAAAAAAAATTTTGAAACAAAAAAATGGATCACTTTTTTTGTAGCCAGCATAGTTTTTTTGCAGGTTGCTGTTTCTGAGCAAACTTTTTTATCAATAGTTTGTTTTACAAATTGCAATTATTTTGGCTTTTCTTTACCAGGCGCACAAATTTGTTGCTCCTGCCAAGTTTTTGCAAAATTTTGTTCACCCTTGTACCCAGAAGCGTACGCCGCTCGAGCAACCTGTAGAGCCTTAGCCTTCGTTGGGAATGGGCCTTGACTGCCCCACATCCAGCCTTTGGGTGTCTTTGTAAGTGGCATTGCGTTTATTGCGTTTGTTGCGTTTGGTGGCGATCTTTCCACCACTTGATCACTTCTTTAGGTTCGTACCAGACTCGGTTCTTACCTGCGACATTGTGTCCCAGTGACCTCGCCGTGATCTTCCCAGGCGCAGACTCATCTGCCAGGTCACGCGCAAGTCTCTGTGCAGTTATCCCCAGGATGTCAGCGATCTCTGTGACCGTCCTGAGAGGCTTTCTGACTTGTGGGGGAAATTGATCTAGCCTCATGTTGTTTTGGAGTCTGAAAAGATAAGAGGCTCTTGGGGGTCAGGTTGCAAATATGCTTTTTTATCTTCGAAACGATAAAGAGGACTCAGGTGAAATATCTCATACCTTCCACACGCTTGGCAATGCCATCTCTCTCTGTTGTTAACTAGCTCCCCTATAGTGATCAATCCACCGCATCTACATTGGATCATTACTAACTCCTATGTACTAAGAGATACCCTCTATGGTGAATGCTTGAGCAAAGCACAGTCTATACCGTGGTGAAGACCAAGGTTTCGCCTGTGCTGCGTGACACCCTCTACGGAGCCATGCCATCGCATCGCACTGCCCAGACTTGCAGAGTTTTCACTCCTACCACCCGGCTCTAGACTAAGCCCACCGTCCCTGCTCTGGTTTGCGCGTGTTGCAGGGTAGTACCAAGATCACCACCGACGTACCGCATGATCCGGGGCTTACAAGCAAAAACCCTCATGGGGAAAGGCTTTAGGCTTGGTTTGCCGCAGTACAGTTGGTCCAAACCCCTTCTGTACGCTTTGACGAAGCCTGCCCCCATGAGGGTTCAGAGATCGCAGTTTGGTGCTACTAACGGATTACCAGCCCGCTAGATGCCGTGACTCTACAGGACATCTCTGGATTCTGTCAAGCACTAGGGTTTTCCCCTATGTTCAGACACTGTTGTCCACAGACAATCGCTCCATTGACTGCTAACGATGGTGCATGACATGCGAACACACGCTGAACTTCTGAGAGAGATTGACCTGCGAGGCATGTTGGGCCTTCCGCGCATCGAGTTGACTGCAGAGGAACGAATCAGAGCCTTTGGTGATGCCGCCTGGAAGCAGAAAGACAACTACGATGTGTACCTGGCTCAGAGGTACGTCAACGGTCTTGCGATGTCCAAAGCAGACAAGTCTCGCGCCCGCAAGTATCTGAAGAGCCTGTGATGGACGCACTACCACCTTGGATTGATCGTGAAGCCTGGGAAGGCTTTGTAGAGATGAGGAAGGCCATGAAGCGCATTCCTTTTACCGGCAGGGCAGCTATGCTGGTTCTGAAGGAACTCTACGCACTGAAGGCCGCAGGTCATGACCCGAACGTCTGCCTGGATCAATCCACGGTTAACGGCTGGAGAGATGTGTTCCGGCCCAGGCATAAGGACATGCAGTCGGTGAACAAGGGTGACGATGCCTTGTTGAAGATCAGGGAGGATGAGAAGAAAGCCGCCCCTATGCCAGACAAGGTTCGATCAATGTTGGTTAATGTTGTTAAGAGGATGCCATGATCATCACGCACAACGGAGTTGATTTCGAGGTTGAGTACCACGCCTATGCCGGGTCATCTGGAAGCCGCGATGAGCCACCTGAGCCACCGGAGTTCTGGCTTACCCGCATCAAGATCGATGGCAAAGAGGTCTACGAGATGCTGACGGATGAAACCGTGGATGTTCTTGAGAAGCTGGCGATTGAGTTACTTGCCAAGGCGCAATATGAATCAGAGGAGTACTACCATGTGGGGCACTATGAATTCTAAATACTTCGCCCGTGGATTCAAATTTAATGAAGAATTCTGGGCATGGAATGAAATTAACGAGGTCTATCTTCTTAAAGATGGCACTTGGCAATATCAATTTAACTTTGAGTGCGATGACCCAGAAGCACTGGTTTTGCTGAAGGCTTATATCAGGAGTAAGCACTATGGACAAACAAATGACTGAGCCGCATCGAATCTACGGCTGGTTGCGAGATATGTTAAAAGAGATTGAAAGGGGTAATTGGTGATGACACAACCCACCGCTCTTTTCCTAGCCGATATCCTTGAAGACGCAGGCAAGCCAGCCGACATAGCCGAGAAATGCGCTGCCGAACTGCGCCGACTTCATGCGGAGAACGCGGCGGCTTCCACTCACTTGGCAGAACTTATGAAAGACCTCGTGAAAATCGAAACCCAGCGTGATGCGCTGCTGGAGGCACTGCAGACATTGTTTTTCTATGCAAATACGCTGGAGATGAGGGCCGACTCGGATGGAGGGCACCGAGCTATGCAGCAAGCCCGCGCCGCCATCAAGGCAGCAGAGATTGGAAGGAACATGACATGACATCACTTCGTGAGGCAGCACAAGCTGCGCTGGAGTTTCTTGACGCTGAGTTTGGTTGGTCCCCCGGAGAGGCACCGCGCATCGACAACCTCCGCGCCGCGATGGCAGAGCCGGTGCAGGAGCAACCGATTTGTGACGAATGCGGTCGGAAAAAAGCCGATGGCTGGGCGCTGTATTGCGTGGATTGCGTTGAGCCGGTGTTTGCCCCACCCCAGCGCAAGCCGCTGACGGAGGATGAGATTCAAGAACTATCGCAGCAGCACAAGTTTGACTCGCGCATGGAGAAATTTGTGCGGATCATCGAACGTGCCCACGGCATCAAATGATCGCTTGCATGGGAGGCTGGTGTTTTAGACGCCAGGAATGCTTCTATTACCACACTCAAGGCGAAGTCCTGATTGAGCGTGTATGTGAACCAGACAATACAGATAACTTTCTACACATCAGATCATGTATCGTGAATTCGTCATTAGAAACCCTGACATCTGGCAAGCATTCTGCACAGTCGTTAAGACTAACGCAAAGGGATTTGCCGACAAGGGAACTCCATTCAGAATAATCCTGACTACTGACTCTGCAAAGCGAAACGAACTTCAGAATCGCAGGTATTGGGGATATTTACTCAAACATATTGCTGACCAAGCATTTGTTAACGGACAGCAGTTTGATAAGGACATATGGCATGAGTATGTTGCTAGAAAGTTTGGAGTATTAGAAGAGATTATTCTGCCTGATGGTGAGATAATAACCAGACGCAAATCTACTACTCAAATGACTGTCTCAGAGTTTGGTGAGTACATGGAAAACGTCGAGGCTTATGCAGCGATGAACCTTGGAGTCTCCTTTGAACAATAAGCTGAATGCTCAAGAGCGAATCCATCTCGCCAGGGTCAAGTCTCTTCCATGTTCAGTGTGTGATGCGCCAGGCCCAAGTGATGCCCACCATGTGGTCCAAGGACTCCAGTACACCTGCATAGCCCTCTGTCCTGACTGTCACACAAGCCCGCGGCTGGGCTGGCATGGTGAGAAGTTCGCCTGGAAGATCAGGAAAATGGAAGAGATCGATGCCCTTAACGTGACGATCAAGCGGCTATGTCTAACTTAGAAGCACTCCTGCTCGACCAGATCAAAGCCGCTGAACTGAAGGCCCCGGTCATCGAGTACAAGTTCCACCCTGGTCGCCGCTGGAGGTTCGACATCTGCTGGCCTGACGATCATCTTGCAGTCGAGGTTGAGGGAGGGACATGGATCAACGGGCGTCACAACCGTGGATCAGGGTTCGAAAAAGACGCAGAAAAATACGCGGAAGCCTTGTGTTTGGGTTGGAAAGTGCTTAGAGTTACTGGGTCGCAGATTTGCACCGGCAAAGCGATAAAATGGATTTGTGAACTTCAACAAGAGAAAGACAAGACATGCTGAACGCTACCCATGTTTGCGCTAAGTTCAAGATTAGCCGACTGAAACTGACCCAACTGCTCAAGGAAGGCCAGTTCCCTGCTCCCACCTCGCAACTCGGAATCTTCAAGTTCTGGACTCCTGAGAGCGTTGAAGGCTGGACTTCTCCTGCCAAGCCCCGTAAGGAAAAGGTCAAGTCCACCATCGTGAAGTACCGCGACGGTGAGAACACTTGGGCTGGCCGCGGAAAGATGGCGAACTGGCTGAAGGTTCACATTGCTGCTGGACGTTCAATTGAGGAATTCAAGGTATGAAGGTCTACAAAGCGATAAACGATGTTCAAGCTGCTTTGGCGGTTACGGGCATCACTAAAGATCGAAAGAACCAGCAGCAGAACTACACGTTTCGAGGCATTGATGATGTCTACAACGCACTGGCCCCGCTGCTGGCGAAACACGGTCTTTGCATCTTGCCGCGCATCTTGTCTCGGGAATGCGTTGAGCGGCAAACTGCAAAAGGCGGGACATTGTTCTATGTGACCGTTGAGGCAGAGTTCGACTTTGTGTCCTCAGAAGACGGCAGCAAGCACATTGTCAAGACGTTTGGCGAGGCAATGGACTCTGCCGACAAGGCAACCAACAAGGCAATGTCTGCCGCCTATAAGTACGCTGCATTCCAAGCGTTTGCCATCCCAACTGAGGGTGACAACGACAGCGAAAATGTTGAGCCAGGCGACAACTACACAAAGTTTGAGCAGGAACATCTGCCCGCCATGAAGGAAGTGTCCAAGAAAGGCCTGGAAGCCCTTCAGAACGCTTTTAACGCACTGCCCAAGACCGAGGTAGCCAAGCGCTTCTGGGCGACCCATAGCAAGGAGCTAAAGCAAATTGCTCAGAACTCCGTGGTTTAAGGGTCACGAAAAGCCTGTTCGCCCAGGCGTTTACGAGAGGATGTATTCAACATGGACAGGCCGACACGATTTGGTTCAGTTCTGTTACTTCGATGGAAGCGTCTGGTACATGCATGGCGATACGGTGGAACAAGCCCTGAGCAGGACGCTTTTAGGTGCCACGGCGAGTCAGTCTTTACGTTGGCGCGGTGTTGTTCGGGAAACTGCAACCAAGGCAGAAAGTGTGTATGGATCAAAGAACCAATGAATGGGATCAGGCCAGGCTCGGTAACGCCACCGCCTCCAAGATCAACGACATAGTTGCGAAGACCAAGGACGGCAAAGCCTCAGCCAGTAGGAAGAACTACGCTGTTCGCCTGGCACTCGAGCGTCTGACCCGGAACAAGACCGTGACCTTCCAGAACTCCGAGATGCTTTGGGGAGTTGAGAAAGAACCGCTTGCCAGGGCAGCGTATGAGGCTTCTAGGGGCGTTTTGGTGATGGAGGAAGGCTATGTCCCTCACCCAACAATTGAACGCTCTGGAGCCTCTCCTGATGGGCTTGTAGGCAATGATGGGCTGGTCGAGATCAAGTGTCCGAACGAAGCGACTCATTTGGATAACTTGATGCGAGGTTCAGCCGACCCTCAGTACCTCAACCAGATGTACTGGCAGATGGCATGTACTGACCGCAAGTGGTGCGACTTCGTGTCCTATGACCCACGTTTCCCAGAACACCTCCAGATGGTTGTCTATAGGGTAAACCATGATGCGGAAAAGATCGGTCAGTTGGAAAATGAAGTGGTCAAGTTCCTTGGGGAAGTTGATGCGATTGTGGAGAAGTTGAATGGCCTTGCTTGATCTACTGAAGCAGGGTCCAGTGACTCAACAGTTGGCGTTAGATAAGTTGAAGTTGTTCAGACTTGCTCAGGCAATCAATGCTCTGCGCGATGAAGGACATGACATCAAGACCGTACTCAAGGAAAAGAGCGGTCGAGTAATTTGTGAATATCACTTGAAAGGTTAAAGATGCGTTTGATTGGTATTGCTAGATTGGGTAAGGACGCTGAGATTCGTTCTACTCGCAATGGGACCACCGTAGCCAACATCACGATGGCATACAACTACGGGATGAAAGATAGGGACAACAAGAAGCCTTCCCAGTGGGTGCAGGCGTCTCTGTTTGGCGAACGTGCTGACTCGCTGGCTCCGTATTTGGGGAAGGGCACTCAGGTCTTCTGTATCCTCAAGGACGTTCACATCGAGGTGTATGAGGGTCGGGATGGAAAGACCTACAACAACCTGCGCGGTACCATCGATGTCATCGAGTTCGTCGGTAAGGCAGAGAAGGTTCAATCTGCCAAGGGCCAGCCCGATGATGATTTTGACGATCAAATCCCATTTTGATCATGCACACCAACCCTGACGGCACAAAGAAGAAAGACGCTCCCCCAGGCTGGCCTTTCGGAACTGTCAAGCCGCCTACCAAGAAGCAACTCCAGCAGCAAATCCTTGAGGAATCCGATGCCGCACTACTATGACGCAGCCACTGGACAGATGTGCTTTGGCACCGCGCTCGAGGCCATGCGTAACGGCAAGCGGATTCGTCGCAAAGCCTGGAGTACGGGGTGGTTCGTCAGTAAGGTCATGCTGGATATGTGCCCTTACATGAACATCACATCACAAGACATCATGGCCCAAGATTGGGAAGAACTCTATGACGATACGACAACTGGTTAAGCACTCCCGTGAACTCTGGAACACCGGGAATCAGCGGCTCGACCGCTACAACCGCAAAGCCTGGGTGCGCTCCGTAATCCGACTCGGCGACCGTTGGTTGCTTGCCAAGAATGTTCACCGCATCCAACATCTATAAGTACCCACCTATGCCAGCCACTGGAACTGAAAGCAGAGTCATCGTTGACATCGTGCGCCGCCAGCAGATGGGGATCGCCAAGTACAAGACCACCGTGGAGGCCAATCCTCTCGCGTTCAAGCAGTGGCTGACCCATGCGTACGAAGAAACTCTCGACCTTGCCATCTATCTGAAGAGAGCGATGGAAGAACTCGAGAAGAATCAGGACGACATGAAATGAATCCAATTGATTCGGTTAACGAATGGGTTGATGGGGTAGGCCACAACTACCACACAGAACTCTATGCTTCCCTTGTTTTGGAGGAGGCCAAGGAGATGCTGGAGGCGATGGAGTGTCCCGGCCTGGCAACAGAGATCAGGAGAACTATTGGGTGTTTGGATGGCCTGTCCTACTCAATCCGGAAGGAGCCGGATGAGCTGGAGGCAAATCCTATTGAGTTGCTGGATGCCGCTCTTGATCTTGCCTGGGTCAGTCTGTGCCTTGCTCGTACTCTTGTTGGCGACAATCTAGGGGCCGCCTGGAGCGAGTTGCATCGTTCTAACATTATTGACAAGCAGGTGAATGGCAAGTTCATCAAAGACACCAACGGCAAGGTTCTGAAGCCCGCAAAATGGCAAGCACCGGACTTCGATCAGTTTTTACTATGAAGCTGACGATTGAATTCGACCTCAACGATCCTGATGCCAAGCATAGGTTTGAGCGTATGTACCACGCTGAAACTGCCTGGGCAGCGATTGAGGAGTCCTACAACAAGGTCAGGCTGGCACTAAAACACATCGACCAAGAAGAGGCATTTCGAGATGCCATGGTTGAGACTCGCGCCATCCTGATGAACGCTATGGATCAGATCGATGACTGATGTAGCAAAGTGCGAAGGCATCAAACACCACAACGAACACTGGGGAAGTTGGATAGATGACTACTGTTTCGATTGCGAAAGGCGGCGTTATCCGTCTGGAGAATGGCAAGTTTGGATGTCACCCTGGCAAGGTTCAGGCAAATGCGTCTATAAAATCAAGAATTCTGGCGCTGATCAAGGAAAACGGACCAATGTCGGCCCGCGAGATCGCCCAGGAACTTAAACTGGACACGCCCAATCGGGTTCCAGCGGCCCTGCAAGGATCAAAGGAATACCATATCTATTCCTACCGCAGGGATGAGGACGGTGGTCGGCTATATCCTCGGGCACTGTACGCATACGGCCCTGGGCGAGATGCTCCTAAGCCTAAGCCTCTGACCAAGGTTGACTACAACAAAAGAAGTAAGTTAAAAATGAAACGCACTGTCACATCAGTGTGGGACTTAGGTATTCCATCGAGGGAACGAAGACAACATGCAGTGTCCAGAGTGCGGGGCATGGACAAGAGTCCTACAGACATCGTTGAGGCTGGATAACACCAAGGTCAGACGGATTGAGTGCGCTAATCTGCACAGGTTCTCCACAGTTGAAAGAGTAGAAGTCATCCAGCATGGTGGAGCCCGACAAGGACACATATGGAGAACAGCACAGAGCCGAGTGCGAGGCCAGGTGGGTTCTCAAGATGAAGCTGGCAGATCGCAGGGACTACCTTGAGTCGATTGAGAAATATCGCGGCAAGGACGGTAGAAAGTATCTAGAGGACTTCATCAAGACCGAGTGGGCCAAAAAAAAGACCCCCGGAGGGGCCTAAGAGCTTTCGCTCGACAGGAGAAACTACAGCAACGAACTCTCAGCAGTTCTGCGGATTGTAAGCCCTCGCATTACTCTTCCGGCAGCTTTATTCCACTTGACGATCTCTTCCTTTGCGCCAGCCCAATCTTCGGCATCTACCCGCTTCTTCAGCGTACTGACTCGGTAATTGCCCATCCCGCAGTTGAAGCAGAAGGATGTGATGGCAGCGTGTCTCCTAGGCGATTTGGCTAGCACAGGCGACATTCTTAGGCTTGCCAAGGCAAAGTGCTTGACCTCTGCTTCCAGACGCTCCTGAGCCTGTTCTAGCGTCCATACGGTATCTGGGTTGATGTCCTTACCCGTACAGCCCCAGCCAATCGTCCAGGGTTCTGCGCCAGTGCCAGGGTCGGGATAGGCTTTGCAGGAACCGTCAGGCAACTTCTTGTGATAGCCCTCGAAAGGCTTGATCAAAGCCTCCGTAGCTAATTTGATTGCCTCGTTCACTTCTGATATTTCTCAATCGACCTACCAACGAACCAGAACGAAATCACCATGTTAAGCATGGCAAAGTCATCCGCTCCCCAGCCCTGAGCGACCACTTCTTTCCAATCAGCGTTTCCTTGCAGGGCCAGCATCAGGCTAGACACCTTGACAGCAGCGTACATCCCAAAGATTGCCCAGGTGATGCCAGGCCGCACCAGAGCCGAGATCGCAGAGACAAACCATCCCGCCTCTTTGGCCGTAGCAGACTGTTCCTTGAAGGCTTCCTGTAGCGTCTTGAGTTGCTCAGTGGAATAGTCAACGTACTTCTCTTCCATGCGGAAAGTACCTTTAACCTTTTCCAGATCGGTCTGCAGCGTGAACATACTCAGTTCATGCTTGCGTTCGTCTTTCTTGTCTATGAACTTGAGGACTTCTGGAGCAAGGCGGAACACGCCACCAAACACACCACCAAGTAGTCCAGCAAGAATTTCAAACATATCAGGCCCCCGTAGTAATCTTGTCAAGACCCTTGGTCACCGTGACCTTATCTCCCTTGACATCAACCTGCATAGGGTCATCCTTGTCAAGTCGAGCGATCAATTCCTTGATGATCGTGATCTCAGGCTTCTCAGGCGTCTTGGCTTCATTCACGATGCCGTTGACCATCTGGATCAGAGCCATCGTCGCAGTCGCCACTAGACCAATGACAGCAGGAAGTGAATCACCAGGCAGAAAAGCAGCAGAGCCGACACCCACAAGTACCAGCAGAAAAATCCAGACAACTGCTTCTTTGCCTATAGCCTTGGCAGCGACCTCTTTGGCAGAAGCCTGAGCCTCCAGCTTTTGGAGTTCAATCTTGGCTTGAGCCTTTAGGACATCAAGTTCAGTCATTTGACGAACTTACTTCCAAACTGGATCAGGGCAAACAGAGTCACCGCCAAGCCCCACACCCCAATTCCGCGGTTGACCCACATCTCAACCTTGCGATCAAGTTTGTTGTGGGCGGTTTCGCTTGCAGCCATTTTCTGCTCAACCTTACCTATGCGCTCTCCTTGATTGGAAATGCGCTCTTCAACCAGAACTAGCCTGGTGACGGCATCAGTTAGCTTGTCTACCTTGGATTCAAGCCGTTTGAAGTCATCGTCTGTCATTCGCTAGAACTCTCAGAAAGTTGTGCTTCAGCCTGGGCCTTGAGTTTCGACCACAACTCAATGACCGCCTCCATAGGAAGTTTACCCAAGCCGGCCATGATGATGTTCATGTCGTTGATCGAAAGATCGGATAGTGTGATTTTCTTGTCTTGCATTAGTTGCTCCAGGGGAGTTCGGGTGAAACGATTGGGGGGTTGATCTGATTGTCAATCTGGTTCTGCACTGCAGCTTCAGTGGCGTCCTTATCGACACCATTAGCCCAGCACCAGTCAAGTATCATATCTTGCGTAAGGTCAGCGTAGGACACAAATGTCCCGCCTTCCACTACTGAGAAAGAACAGGTCGAGTACACAGACCCAGTGTATTCACCATCCACACCAGTGCATTGCCAGTGAGCCGTGACAACGTAGTCAGGGCCTTCTGGTGTACTGGGAAGACAGTCAAGGCGGCTAATAGTCCAAGTGATCGTGGTCATGGTGGTTCCTTTCAAGAAGTGAGGGCTTGTAGTTGCGCAGAAGACAATTTTATCGGGTAGTAGGTGATGCGGCGAAGGTGGCCGTTGAGGTATGTCCCGCCCAGACGCTGGCCAATGCCTAGCGTATTGATGCCAGAAGGAATTGATCCAGATACGTCGGTCTGCACCGTCCCCCCATTCAGAACCCCCGCAAAATCGTTGGCCTTGTAAGCACCGGCGATGTTTACGGTTTGGCCCGCCGTCATTGAGCCAAGGTCAAGATTGGCTTGCGTAGTGCCGTTGCTGACCGAAAACAGCGGTACAGCCAAATCAAACATCCCAATGTTTATCTCAAAGCTGTTTGACACGCCATTAGATAATTGCGCAAAGCTGACCGTGGCCGCACCCGGTGAACCAAGTACGGAGCCAGAAAACATAATCGTCCCCTCAGTCGCGTTGTACCAAGGGCTCAGCGTGTTCACCGCCGCCACATCAGCAGAGCGCGTGACCTGAGAGGCTACAGTGGGGATGTAGCTGGTGGCGAAGGAGCCGGCTTCAATCTGCCAAGCACTTGTTTTGAATGTTCTATTGCTGTTTGTGTTGTATTTCACAACACCGTTATTTCCTAAGTTGGTGGCTTGTGAAATGACAAAGCCGGATACCCTATAAAGACCACCACCAAAGTTTTCAACAATGTATGTACTTACCGGAACTGCGCCGCCACTTACAACTAACGCAAAATCATTTAATGGATTGGTAGTTGTTGATGAGCCAAAAACAGGTGCATTACCGTCATCCATCCGAACAAAAACACTTATTGCATATTGAGTTGTGGCGGCAACCGTGCCTTTGTATAAAAACGATGTAGTTGTTCCGTCATGCCCAAAAGCAGCCGCAGTGATTGTTGCGCCTGTTGGTCCCGTCATTGTTGACGAAGTAACCAACCCGGTTCCTGAAACTCCAGAATTGAAGTCACTGTACGTAAACAGATTCGTCCGCTGCTCCTCAATCAGCAAGCCCTTTGCAGCCAGCGTCACGGGGTCATAGTCAAACCTCGGGACATTCGCCCCAACCGTCTGGATCAGGCCCAGTGAGTTCGTGACCGTGGCAATGCTGCTCCGGGTGAACGTGATCCGAGGATCAAGAGCGCCGACGTTTGCGAAGTCCAACTCTAGGGTTGGGTTGGTCGTGGGGAAGTTGTTAGAGAAAGACATGGTTATCCTTTAGGCTACACGATAGACCGTGAACGTGTTGGCGGCAGTCTTGCGGAACCGGAACGTGCCAGAGGTGTTGCCCGATACCGTGAGGTTACCCACCGTGGTATTGCCGTTGGCAGCAATCGTGATCGCGTTGGCAGTCGTGGCGATGAAGGTGCATTCAAACGCAGTGTTTGTTGTCATGCTTGCCATGTAACCTTCCAACGTAGTACCCGTTGGTAGCGTCAGCGTGACTGCTGCGTTGCTGGTGATGATCCGCGCTTGAAGGTTGGCTGCCGTCAGAGTAACTGAGGTGTTTTGTGCAGACTCCCCAGGCTGATATGCGCTTTGATTGCCGGTGCTTGTAACCCTTGCACACTCAATACCACTTACAAAAGTAGTTACACCAAAACCAGAAGCCACAAGATCAATTCCATTAGCATCTGTTGCAAGACGCATGGAACTAGGAGTACGAAAAGTTCCAAAACCACTTTCGCTTACTATTTTGTACCCAGAAATACTTGCGCCGCCATTGACTGTAAGTTGAACGCCAGATACTGGAGTAGTAGTACCAAGCAACAAATTCCCACTCGCATCCAGCGTCATTGCCTGGGTGAAGGAGATCGCGTTGCCTGCGGTGCCAGAGGGGGCATTACTCCAAGAATGAACACCGCTAATTTGAGAATATCTGGCAGCGAGCGTACTTGAATATCTGTACTTCCACCCAGTATCAAAATAAGCGTTTTGTAGGATATAACAGTCACTGGCCCCTGGTTGCGCCATAAAGGCACCAGCACCCATATCCAGAGCGCGATAGCCTACGTTCCAAGCAACGGGAGTAACTCCCAGCCCCAAATTGCCCGACCCATCAAGCCGCATCCTCTCCGTACCACCCGTACTCCATGCCATCACACCAGCAGCAGGGAACCACCGGCCCGTGGTCAGGTCAGTCGCGCTTGCAATCGAAGGCAGTGCCGCAGTCCCAGCAGAGAAGCCCGCTTGTCCAGCAATAGCCGATGCGTTCTGATACGCCAGACTGCCCAGGTACTGATTCAGCGGAATCTTGTTGGGAGCAGTGCCTACGTCGAACTGAGAGGCTACTATGTACTGAACGCTGCTGACAGTTTCGCTGATCGTACCGTTGACGGTCAGGAGCGAGGAGTTTGTGTTTGTAGTGGTGCCTACAAGGAAATTGCCAGTGGAGCCTATGCGGAGGCGTTCTGAACCATTACCAATCGTCAACGATCCATCAACACGGTTGTTATCAATTAACCATGCGCCACCCAGAGAGTCCAACCTTAGTCGCGCAATTGCCGATGAACTGGCTGAAAGATTAACTATCTGTGCAGCCAACACGCCAGCAACCGTCCCGGATACGTCCAGCCGCGCCCCCGGAGCAGCCGTCCCAATCCCCAAATTGCCCGACGCATCCAACGTCATCGCCTGGGTGAATGTGATGGCGTTACCTGCGGTGCCCGAGGGGGCGTTGTACCAAGTGTGGATGCCGGCACCTTGCTGATATACGGACGCCAATCCAGTTGTAATGTACTTCCAAACACCGTCGTAGTACGCATTCTTGGACACCCCAAGTTGCCCAACTGCAAACTGCGTCGGCAACTGAAGAGTTGGTACAGACCAAGCGCTCGGCGTTACCCCCAAGCCGAGGTTGCCGGAGGAGTCGAGACGCATGCGCTCGGAACCACCCGTAGATGCCGCCAACGTGTCGGCAGCAGGGAACCAGAATCCTGTGTTCTCGTCACCAAACCGTGTAAGTGAAGGCGTTGCCGCAGCACCCGCTGCAAATTGCACATTCCCAGCAAAATAGTTCGCTGCCGTGCCAGAAGCGTAGATGTTCCACTTGTTCGTGCCGCTGGAGACAAGGCTGGTGATGCCGTAGTTGTTTGTGCCTTGGGTTTGGTCGTAGACATACAGACCGTGCAGATTCGTGATGGTAGAGCCAGCGCCTTTCGACGAGTCAGCCGCTGCATACCCAATAAGCGTGTCTAAGATAAAACTTGCAGCCTCAGTTCTTGGAAACGAACTAAACGATCTAAATAGGCTCGTCGCTGCACTACTTGCTCTGGCAGAGGAATAGATGCCGATCTGATTTGACCCCGTAAGTGCGGTGCTTTCTACGTCAATAGCCCTTGCGCTATTCGCAGCACCCCCCACCCCCATATACCCGTTCACCTGCACAGTGTCGGTGGTGGCGTCTCCAAGGGTGGTGTTGCCCGTAATGTTGAGGGCCGAAGAACCAAGCGTTGTCCCATCAAACGTCAGGTTGGCAGACTGCCCAATTGCTGAAGTAGATGAAGCGTAGAGTACACGGTTGGCAGTGTAAGAAGAAAGCCCAGTTCCGCCATTGGCCGTAGAAAGCGTCCCAGCAAGCGATACAGCGCCCGTAGTGGCAGTGGCAGGGGTGAGCCCCGTGGTGCCACCAGAGAACGACAGAACGCCCGTATTGCCTACCGTGATGGACGATGCGCCATTGGTGACGCTGATACCGGACCCAGCCGTGATGCCAGCGTTCTTCCAGAGGTCTGTTGCCGCGTCATAGATCAGCGTGTTCCCGTTGACCGGGTTAATGATCTGGACATCGTGAATCTCATCCAGTTCATAGCCGTTTTGGACTCGGACGTAAATCTGCCCAGCCCCGGCATTGGCCCGCTCGACTACACCAACGTAGACAAGGTGATTGGGAGCCTGGGGCTTGACGTTCGTAAGAGTGCCCGCGGTGGCACCCAGATAGAGCGTGTCGCCTTCGTTGTAAGCACTGGTGTTCAGTCCATCAAGAGTGCCTTGGCAGGTAACCAAGCCCTGAGCGTTAGGCGCAATGTTTTCGGCAGCAAGACCAAGAGTTTTTGCAGAGGTTGCGTCCGAGGTGTTGAACGCCAGCTTGACCGTAGCCAGGTTTCCTTGAGCCGCAAACAGATAGACAGGCTGACCCTTGAGGATGGTGACTGCTTCTGCGTTGCGAACTTCAGCAAACAGAACCTCAGTAACGATAGGAGAAATTGGGCCAACCTGCTCAGTGGTTCCGTCAGTGAACGTGAACAGCAGGTAGTAGTCCGCGCCTACAGTGACAAGGGAGACATCTTCAACGCCTCGACCCTGCCGACCCTGGTCAACTTCAATGACGATATTGTTCGCGTCTTGGACGATGACTTCCATGATTTACACCTTGTAGATTGCGTCAGAGCGGACCAAGAAGAACAGGAAGATGATGAAGTCTTGCGCCGGGTCGAGACCTTGCACAGGATATTCAATCTTGATGCGACCACTGAATGCCACCGGATTCACCCGGTCAATCGTCAACTCAGGGTCAGAGTTCAGCAGGCTCCATGCGCTGTCATCAATCACCAAGGTGAAAGAGCCATTCGCTGGCGAGAAGTTGCTGATGGTCAGACTGATAGGAGTCGGTACGGGTGTGTAGTCACCCACATCAAAGGACAACCCATTGCGGGTGTCGATCAGGTTCGTGACGGTCCTGCGAACAATCTGAGCAGTGACAGTCGCACCCGTGAGATCAAAGGGAACTCCGCTGTTTTGCAGCGACAGATTCCAGTAGGTTTTCTGGTTCCAGACCAGTTCGCCAGACAAGACCGGGGCGTCAAATCCCGAGACTTGGGAAATGACGTTCTTAGAGAAACGTGCCATACCTATCCCTTACGAGGGTTGCGAACCCCTAGGTAGGCCCAGAGGTACGAGGTCTTGTCTTTGCTTGATTCTAGCCGCGAGATCGTATCAGATCAACGAAATGCCAAAGGTCTTCTTTGCGGAAGGTTCCTGCTGGCTTGTTTGGTGCCCATGAAGGATTAGCACTCATCAGTTCTGTGTAATCCAGCCTATCTTCACGGATCACCAAACCCGTCATGGATTGAACAACCCCAGGGTTGTCAGCGATCATGATCGTTTCGTAGGTTTGATTTGTGAACGGGACAAATACTCCGCTTACATCAGAACCTTTGCCAATAAGCACCCTCACCCAAGCACCAACCTGATGCTCAAAGAAGATGATGTCTTCAGCAATGATTTGTTCTGGGATCGTTTGTGTTCTCATGTCTTTCCTTAGACGTAACCAGGGAACCAGACAACAGCACCGTCATTCGTGGACACCTTGATCCAAGCAGCGCGGTTGTTTGGGTCTGTAGGAGCAGTATTGTTGTTCACATAGTAGAGATATTTCCCATTGGTAGTTCCTGATGCAATCTCAACAAAAGCGGAGGCGTGTTTGCCGTCCAGTTGGTCTGCGTTTAGGTTGGTGACCAGTGTCGTGCTGGTCATGGTCATCGGGCCTTCAACAGACAAAGCCGTTCCAGTACTTGTGTTCTTTGCAACTACTCCAATTGCCGCGGCTGTAGTCGAGACACCTTGAACTCCAATACTTGCCCCGCTTGAGTTTGTGTATCCATAGACGCCAAAACTGACACCAGTTGTCTTTGACTGACCAAGCACACCAATGTCTGCCGTGCCTCCGCTATTGGCCTTCAGTGCGGTGCTTAGGGCAAATGCTGTACTTGTATTGCCAGTAAATTCTCCAGCCCCGTTCGCGTAGATGTTCCCGGTCACCGTCATCGCAGTTCCATCCCAAGTCAGGGATTGCGTAGACGATCCGATGGAGAACTTGTAGGCTGCACCGCTATACCCAAGGAAGAAACCAGTTCCGGTGTTATATGCTGTCTGTCCACCCTTGATGTGACCCAGTGTATTGATGGTCAGCGCATCTTGAACTGTCAGCGCACCAGTGTTTACCGTGATGGCAGAAAGAGAGCCGACCTTTAGCGTGGACAAGTAAGGAACATTCCATACCGTGTTCCCGGTAATAGGATCATAGACACCATCACTTTGATATACAGATTGACCAGCAATGATAGTTGGAGGAGTCGCAACCCAGTTCTGATTGACGCCACTGATTGTCGCCCCCCATGATCCAGCAGCAGGGAAACTTCCAGAGCCAGCAGTGGTAATAGTAGTTGGTGTGCTGTTAAGGCTTGTCAGGTCTGTTGAGGTATAGCAAATGCGTGATGATGCGCCGTTTGTTCCATTAGTACCATTAGTCCCGTTGGTTCCGTTGGTGCCGTTGGTTCCAGAATATCCATAAGCCAGAATGCTGGCAGAAGTCCAGTTGAATGCCGTTGTGGTATTGGTAGAACTTACATTGAGATAAACAACTGCCGCCCACAAAGTAAATCCAGCGGATGGCGAAGTGCCTGGAGTAAGTGACCATCCTGATGGAGCGGAACCAAATGATCCAGTAGACCAAGTATAAGTAGCAGTTCCGCTAGGCCCGGTTGGAATGCTTGCTGCCCACTGATACACAATAGCGCTTGCGGATTGAAGGCCATTGGACCCATTGGTTCCATTTGTTCCGTTCGTTCCGTTTGTACCAGCATATCCAATAATATATGCTGTACTTGTAGACCAAGTAACTGACGATGTGGCTGTCGTGTTGGTGTCTGAATACAGTTGCTGGCAAGCGTAGAGATTTTGACCTGGCGATCCTGATCCTGGGGCTTGGGTCCAGCCGTTAAGCGTTGGATTGGTAAATGTTCCTGTCGCCCAGGTGTAGGTGCTTGACCCACTTGGAAACAAAGCAGGAGTAGTGGATGCCCACTGATAGAGTTCTAGTTGAGCTGTTCTAGTTCCGTTTGTTCCGTTTGTTCCGTTCGTCCCATTGGTGCCATTAGTCCCGTTGGTTCCATTTGTGCCTGCATACCCAACAATGTTTGCAACCGCAACCGTCCAACTAACAGTAGATGTTGATGTTGTCCCTGTATCTGAATATGCTTGAGTTGCAGAATAAAGAGTCTGCCCAGCTGATCCAGTTCCAGGGTTTTGTACCCAACTATTGGGAGTAGATGGCGCAGTAAATGATGCCGTTGACCAAGTGTAAGTACTTGTTCCTGATGGAAATACTGTTGGAGTGCTTGATGCCCACTGATAAACAGTCAGTTGTGCAGTTCTAGTTCCATTAGTTCCGTTAGTCCCGTTCGTTCCGTTTGTACCATTGGTGCCCGCATATCCAACAATGAAGGTAGTACTGGTAGTCCATGTGACCGTTGATTGTGAGGTTGTCGCTGTATCAGCGTATTCTTGAATTACAGAATACAGATTCTGACCAGCCGCACCAGGCCCAGGTGTTTGACTCCAGCTATTAAGTGTCGGATCAGTAAAAGTTCCATTTGACCAAGTGTAGGTACTTGTCCCAGACGGGAAAGTCGTTGGAGTGCTGGACGCCCACTGATAGAGTTGTAGTCGAGCGGTTCGGGTTCCGTTAGTCCCAGAGTCCGCAAACGTAAACGAAACCTTAGACGCTGAGTATTGAGTGACATTCCCATTCGGGTCTTTGTATCGAACAGGAACAGACAGGGTAGCACCAGTAGTGGTCATTGCAGTAGGTGCGCCCCACTGAGCATAACTACCACCATCTGTAATGCTGCCCATGACAAGACCACCAGTTGTGGTGATGTCTGCATTACCTGTAACGTCACTTCCTCCAATTCGCCATGTGTTATCTACAAATGCAACATCTGCATCTGTTTGAGATGTGACAAACTCAATTGGCCCCGTAGCATTAGATCCAAATAGTTGAGTGATGATCCCAGTAAATGATGGGGTGCCGACTGTTCGAGGGACAAGGATGGCCGCGGGCTGAAAACTGGCAATGAATGTTGCTGAAGATATGGTTGCCCAAGAAAACTTAGCAGACATTGCCGACAGTTCAGAAGAACCAATTTCATTGGCAACGCTGAACGCAAAATAGTAATCATCTGTGCCAAGAATGACATCAGTAAACTTAAGTGCGACACCCTGTGTAAAAGGCTGAGAGTTGGGAGAAATCTGAGTTGCCCAAATCTTCCAGTCTGTTTGAGTTGGTGATGCTACCGTTGTGTAAAAAAGACTTACAGAAGTTACTCTTCCAGAAGAAGGCAGTTGGCATGTAACGCTAAATTTTGGTGGGTTATCTGACGGCTTTTCTTCCGAAAAAGTGGGGGCAGATAATGAAGGGAAATAATAGACTGACGCAAGCCCGCTATTGGGCGCTGACGAAAACTGAGTAATAGTCCCGTCGTCATAGACGTTAGCGTTGTATTCGGAACACTCAATCCTAGCCCCGAGGTTGCCGTCAGGAAGTGACGCTTCTTGTACCTTTGTGACGCGGAATAGTTTTGCTGACCAGCCGTAGTCCGTATTGGTTACTGAGATCACATCCCCGGCGTCAACTTGAATCCCGGTGTAGGCAGTTGAGAAGGAGACAATCAGGTCTTCACGGGCTTGCTCGAGGATGCGGTTGGCAAGGTATGAGGCTTGTACGGAGTCGTTGACCAGATCAAAGCTAGTCGTGTACTTGTTTACAGGCTCGTTAGGATAAAGAAGCCCTGCTGGGGTCTGAAGGAAAACGTACTCCGGTTGATCCTTGTTGTCCCTAAAGGGGAACGAAACTTCAATTTGATTGATGGAGGACGCAAGATCAACCACAGAGACTTTGATGTCTCCAATGATGTTGCTGTCGTTGAAGGCGAACCCAGTGGACTCTGCCTTGTTGATGACAGGAGCCCATTGGCCTGTAGAGGCTTGGTAGGCCAGCCATGAGTCACAAGACACCAGAATCTTGTCTACGTTGTCCAGCACCGATCTGCCAGTGTCAATGACTCCGTTGATTCTGTACCTAGCCTGAGTCGCTGAACCGCCCCCAGAGGGCGTATAGGAGATCGTGGCGTCTGAGTAAGTGTTCAAAGCCGCACAGGCAGTGGAGTTGACGTTAGCGGGAAGTACCGCACCACCGTAGTTCTGCGTCAAATAGTCAAACAGGACATCACCAGGCTTGGCGAGTCCAGTGCCGTTAAGAGCGTGTTTGACCTTGAAGGTGACAGGCTGGAGAGAAGTTGTTCCCGCATCCCGGTTGTAGATCAGTTTGATGATGGCAAACGCCAGGCCATTCATCTGCCGGGTTCCCGTCCATCGCAGGCTAGGAGTAATGTCAGCCCCGCCCATGAACGTGGATGGAGCAGTTCCGGTGACGTTGGTGATGACTCCAGCAGTGGTGGAGGTGTAGAGGTTGATGTAAAGGTTGCCGCTGACCTTCGTGTCTACGTTCCCGGCCCCGTCAGTCAGCGAAACAACCTTGGTCGGATCAGTGCCATCAAACGTGATGAGCCGGTCGCCGTAATAGAACTTGGTTGTGTCGTAAGTGAATTGACCAGCAGGAATTCCATTAGCAGGATTACCCGGCGAGATGTTAGAAATCGCCATGACGTAATACATCGCTTGCTGATCAGTCGTGAGGACCGCATCAACAAACGTGCCGCCCATCCAGGCATCTCCGTACACAACTGGGATGGAATTGGTGGAACTTGGAGGTACTTGCTGTCGTACTCCGCTATCTTGCTGCTTGGATGCCTGCTGACCGAATACGCGGGTGATGATGTAAGAAGCCGCGAAGTTGATCGCAAAGGTAGCGACTGCAAGACCAGTTGCGCCAAGAGCCGCTGCGGCCATGAACGTGCTGCCGAATACAGCCGACAGAACTACTGATGCTGGCATGTCTTATTCCTTAACGAATGTCGTTTCAATCTTCTTGAACCCAGGCAGACTCTCCACACTGGATGTGTGCATGAGGGATGCACATACGATGTCCCCACGTTTCTCGCGTATGAGTCTCTCGGAGTGCTTCACGAACTCAAAGAACAGTCTGCCGCCAATCGTGCTGTTCCTGTACTCTGGGTGAACCCACCAAGCCACTTCCTTGATCTCTGCAACCGTAGGACACCAGAAGTTAGGCGTGATGATCGCGGCCAGCATTCCCCTCATCTGATCATCAACTAGAACAAACCCTCGACCAACAATAAGCGACTCGAGAACAGTCTTGATGTAGTCGTGATCGTGATGCTCTTTCCGAGAAAGCATCTCAATAGGAGACTCGGCGGCGTATTTCCGCATCATCTCCGTCAGGACGGGAACATCGAACTTACATGCCAAGCGGATCATGCGCCAGAACTTTCAAAGTCTGGATTCGTAAAATCTGTACCGCCAGGATCACTGACACTGCCGCTCTTAGGAGGAGAGCCAAAGTCAAAGTACTGGTTGGAGATCGCGGCCACCCGGTTCATCGAGGTGTCGCTAGGATAGAAGAACTGCCATGACTTCTGGTTCGTCCTTAGACCAGCAACTCTGTTTTCGAGAACCTTCCTCATCGAGGTGCAGGCAATCGTGCAGGTCGCTACACGGCTTCTGGCTTGGTCGTTGAAGTCCTCAGAGATGCCAACCGAGTTAATGATTCCGGTGTAGCGCTTGAAGAACTGCGTAGTAGGTGTAGTGATGATCTGGTTGTTGGAGTCAAGGAACCCACGCCAAATCTCTACCAATGAACCCTTGATGTTGGATGACAGGATCAGCGCGATGTTCGCTGGGTCGATACCAGTGAGACTGATCGTGATGTCGTCTGAAGTGCTTTTGATATCTTGAGGAATGTCCCCGAGAGTCAACAACATCCCAAGATTTGAGAACGTGATGCCCGATACCGTGATGGGTGCCGCGGCGTTGCAGAATGAATAAGTCGATGTGACAGGGCTTCCAATCTGGAGCCTGACAAACTCAGCGTGTCTTATATTCGCACTGTTGAGTGCGTTCATTGTCGTGGTCATGGGGCTACGTTCTCCCGGAAGACAAACGGGCCATCCCAGTTTACAAAGGCCCCGTTAGTCATTGGTGTGAGTGTATAGGTTGGGCACTGTTCCGCATACACAGGAAACGAAACAGCAGAGCCTACAGCGGTCAGAGTGCCCGTAGCAGGGGTTCCAATCACAGGCCGGTGGATAGTCGCGTTCACAGTAGCCGCCCCACCCCTTAGAACGTCCGCAGTGATCTTGTAGACGTATGAGCCTAGTTGGATGAAGTCACCCGCCGCCAAAACGACTACAGACGATCCTACAGCCGGGAGGTTGCCAATAGAGATGGTCGTTGCGTTTGCAGCAGGTACAGAAGCCAGAGTCAGAGCCGCCGCCTGGGCACCAGACAAGCCGCCTCGGTAAGCAGTGAACCAAGACAGGTTTGTACTCGAGAACGTGATGTTCGCGGGAGTCTGTCGGTCGAGGTTGTCAATCGTCTGGATAACGTCTCTGACCTGGGGGTAGTAGAGGTAGTTGTGCGGAACGATGGTGAACACCCAAGGCACCGCGGTGAGGTACTGAGCAGTTCTGATCTGCCCGCCTCGGGATGTTTGTTGTCCTACCATCCTACGGTTGTTCACCGTCATGGATTGCTGGATATCGACTATCGTTTGGAAACTCATGCTCTACCTCGCCCGATAGCCAGAGACTTGTTGGCATAAGCGTTCGCTGCCCAGACTGCAGTTGAACTGCCCATGATTCGATCCTCAAAGGACTTCACATCAATAGCAGAGATATTGTAGTTGTTGACCACCTGTGGAGCCTGCATAGAGCCCATCGCATTGTTCGGAATGATCGTGCCTGATGATCGAGGAACAAACATCTCTGGCCCACGCTCACCAACCATGTATGGGCTACCAGAGTTGACTGGACCTCCGTATGCGCGAGGAGTGAATTTCAGTCCGCTGCCACCTGTGATGGTGCCGCCACTGGCATTTAGACCAGGGATCATATTCTTGAAGAACTGGAATAACGCAACAGCAGATGCTTTAAGTTCTATCGCAATCAAGTCTTGAATGATCGACCGAGCCAAGTCCTTGAACGACAACTTGCCAGTACGAACGAAGTTCTCTAGCGCACGTTCCATGTTGCCGAATACAGCGGCATAAACCTGTTGAGTCCTTTTGATGTTGTCTTGCAAATCAATAAATACATTCTTCATTGTTTGATTGCGAAGAATTTCTTCAATACGTTTTGCCTTGTCGCTATCAGTAAGGTCTCTATTGCTTTCAATTTCTTTAATCTGTCGTTTTGTCTCAAGTTCAAGCATGGCTAACTGAACAACCTTTTCTGATTGCCCAATCAAAGCCTGTTGTAGGCTTGCCTTTTCAATATCGTACTCAATAGATTTTCGTTCCTGCTCTATACGATCACTTGCCGCTTTTCTTGCAGCATCAACCCGAGCGTTCTCTTGCCCCCAGGCTTGATCAAACTCATCCTGCAACTCTCTCCATGCGTTGTATTCTGCGGCGTATTTCTTCCTGATAAGTTCTGTTCGTTTTGCTTGTGCCTCTACATCAAGCGCATATAAATCAGCGGACAACTTCTCTGCGTTTTGCTTGGCAAGTTTCCCCGCTTCATCAATGTCCTTTTTCTTGGTTTCATTGATAAGTCTTTGTGCTTCTTGTTGCGTTTCTAGATCAATACGCTGGAAATCATTTGCGAATTGCTTTTCCAATTCGAACTTATTTTTCAGCATTTGCTGATCGGCCTGAAAAGCAATGTCAATGCGTTTTTGACCAAACTCTTGCTGATCTTTTATAAGCCTAGTTTGCTCTTGTGCTTTCTTTGTCTGCTCATCTTTGAGGCGCTTTTTCTCCAAAAGTGCATCAAGTTCTGCCTGTAAAGCTGCTCTTGCGGTTGCTCCAGCCATCGGAGATTCTTCTGGCGAAAGCATTGGGGCTTCGACCATTACCCTAAGTTGCTCTTGAAGAATAGCGATACGATCTTCCAAGTCTTTGCTGGCCCCGATTTTCTTAATGGTGTCCCAAACAGAACTAAGAGTGTTGCCAAACTTGCTCCAAATGCTTTCTAGGTCGCTAACCTCTCTGCCTTGATCTTTGTATTTCTGCGTTAACGCCTCAGCAGCAATCTTCGCCGCCTCTTGAGACTTGCCCTGCTTGTCAAGAA